GAGCGCCTTCTCAACGAGAAGAAGTTCAGTTTCAGGATCAAGCGATTCATTAGAGTGAGTATTTTTCAGGTCGCTTCTTATCTGATCAATCAAACCCGAAACGTCCTCCGGCGATGGTTTGGTGGCAAGCCAGCGCTCAAGAATGCCGCGATTGATTGCCAGATAAGCAAGAGTTGTGACGAGCAAACCTCGATCGATTTCGTGCACAATGAATTCCCCCTGACCGTTTCAGATCAGCAACTTCCATCTGAGTCGAAGAGGCGTGGCAAGGCAGGTGTAGCATGAGGACCACCGCCGCCATACACGTCGCGAAAAAGCAGCTTGATCTGGACGATGACACCTATCGCGCGATCTGCATCCGCGTTACCGGCAAACATTCGTCTGCGGCAATGACGGAAGGCGAACGCCTAAAACTCATTGATGAGTTCCGTCGTCAGGGCTTTAAGCCAGCTTCAAAGGGTGCTCGAAAGCGCCTTGAGGGCAAGTTCGCAGGCAAGCTTCAGGCCCTCTGGATTGCCGGATGGAACCTTGGTGTTTTCGATAATCGTTCCGACGAAGCTCTGATTGCGTTCGTCCAGCGCCAGACTGGCGTCGATGATGTTCGTTTTGTGCACCACGCCGCTGATGCCCGCTCCGCTATTGAAGGTCTGAAAAAGTGGATCGAGCGGAAGGTGGGGCCGGTCTGGATGGAAACGGCTGACATGGAACCCTGGCGGCGCTCGGATGCCGCCAAGGTGGCGGCAGCTCAATGGAGCGTTCTATCTCAGCTTGGCAGATTACCAGAACCGGGCGGGCTTGGACGCTACGTCCGCAATCTGTGCGGTTTCGGAAATGAAGCGTTCCGGCTGACCGAAATGACCAGCAAAGACTGGCAGGCTGTCATGAATGAGCTTGGCAACGAAATCAGAAAAGTGGCGCACCCATGATTTTCACGAGCCACGCTATTTCAGAAACGATATCAACTCGCCGGGAGATTTCCGGGGGCGTGGCGTGGCTATTGAATAAATCCGAACGACTTTGCAGTGTGTTCCGTTGCAGCGCAGTAAGCGGACTTCTCGGCCCCAACCAAATCAGAAACGTCGCTTTTCTGTGCCTCGGTCCATCTCATGAGTGTTGCCGGAAAACTGATGGACGAGGCCGGAACGTTTTCCGCGATGTACTTTTTAATGGCAGTCTGATCGTAAGAAAAGCCGCACGGTTGTTCCGCTGCGAGGATGGTGCCCAAGTGAATACCCATGCGTTCTTCGTTGAAGTCTTCCGCGAACGCAATAGCAACACATCCAAACAACGCCAGTCCAGCGAGTACCAGTCTCATATCAACCCCCTGCGAATTTCCCCTAATAAAGCGCGGCTCCCGCACTTTGGCAATGGTGAGGGCATGATTATGGTTCAGCATTCAGCACCACTGGTTAATCTGCCGCTTTTCATTGCGCCGGAACAAGCCGAGATCAATCGCCTTCAGGCCGAGCGAGAAACCCTTCAGCGTCGTATCAACCTGATGCGACCGCACTCCCACAAACGTGTCGAGCTGGAGGCACGACTGCGGACTGTCACGGCACAGCAACTAACGATTTCCGCTGAGTTAGGTAGGAACCAGTGAAACGCAACGAAAACAGCACTGCGGCAGAGTTGATTTCTGTAATAGGAAAGGAGGGATTGCGCTCACTCGCTGAAGCGTACGGCGGCACCCGTCTTTTCATCCCAAAGAACCTAGACCGATCTCAATTAACACGAGCTGTTGGACACGAGATAGCCAATCGACTGACTGGCCGTTATGGAGGTGATGTTCTAATCGTGCCTCTAGTGCGTGACTTACGCGCGCGTCATTATCGGTCAGCGGGCTTGTCGAACGCACAGATTGCCCGTAAGTTGGGCCTGACTGAAAAAGGCGTTCAGCGACTGCTTCAACGCCCTCCCATAGAATATCTGGATGACGATGAGGATGATGACTGTCAGCTAGATATGTTCCAGAAATAACTAATCGTTTCTGACATGGCTCCTTCGGGGGCCATGACTCGTTTTGGAGTTACTCCGTAAAACTGTGTCTAAGCCCTGAGTGTTGGGCATGACATTTAGAGCAGTTTCGCGGAGGGCGTGATGTGACCGATCTAGCATCCCAAATCAATCACACGGTTCTTGCCGCGCTTGCACCCCGTGTTGCTGTCAGCAAGATTAAAAACCAGCAGTCGATTATTGCATCCTTCGGCCCGCTGCTGCCTGACTTCCTGAAGCGCTTTCAGCTTACGACCTCGCTGCGTATCGTTCATTTCCTTGCGCAGCTCGCCCACGAGAGCGACGGGTTCTGCGCGATTGAAGAATATGCCAGTGGTGCAGCCTATGAGGGCCGCGCCGATCTTGGCAATACACAGCCCGGAGACGGCAAGCGCTATAAGGGCCGCAGCCCGATCCAGTTGACTGGCCGCGCCAATTATCGAGCCTTCACCAAGTGGATACGCGGGTACGTTCCCGACGCGCCGGATTTCGAGGCTAAGCCCGAATTGGTCGCCACTTGGCCGTGGGCCGCGTGGGCTGTCTTTTATTTTTGGTCAACTCGTAGCCTCAACGACCTTGCCGACAAGGACGATTTGGTTGGGGTCACGAAGCGCATCAATGGCGGCACGAACGGCCTTGCGGATCGCGCCGCTTATCTTGCCAAGGCAAAAGATATTGTTGCCGAGCTTCAGGCCGACAATCTTTCCTCAAATCCCGGCGATGTCGTTCTGCGGCGTGGAATGCGTGGCCTTGCAGTCGCTGACCTTCAACGGGCTTTGCGTGGGGCCGGTTTTTATCACCTATCGATCGACAGCATTTTCGGACCTGGTACAGAGCAGGCCGTGATGGCCTTCCAGCGTGAGTATCGTCTGCTTGCGGACGGGCTTGTCGGTGCAAAGACCTTCGCACAGCTGAAGCGTTTCATGCCGGAGGTTGCGGCATGAGCGAGCCAATCAAAGAACCGGGCTATCGTTCGACGCGGCGCTATCTCTGGGGCAGTTTTTACCTCGCTTGGGCGGTGATCCTTATCCTCGTCGGCGCTGCCTCAATCGGCTCTGAGCAGGCGGTAGCGATCGCGCCGATCGTCGTGCCGTCCATGGTGGCATTGATAGTTGGTGTGCTCGGCGTCCATCGCGGCTTTGGCTCGGTCGATTTCCGCTCCCAGACGCTCGCTCAGAATCCTGATCCACGTGGAGGCCGACCATGATCGCCGCTCTCACTGCATGGTTCGGGAAATGGACTTCGCAGATCATGATCGCCGCCATTATTCTTCTGGCGGCGGCAGTTCTGGCTTTCGGTGCGGCTGGCACCCTGCGCGATACGATCGGCGATGCAGTCGCAACCGCCGAGAAAGCCCGCGATGCCTATTGGTCAGAGCAGATCGCCAAGGCCAACGAGGCGGCAGCGAAGAACATCATCGAGCAGATGAAAACCGCGAGCGCCTTGAATGAAAAGGCGCAAGCCGAAATCTCCCGCCTTAAAAACCAAGTCTCCCAACTGGAGGATGCCAATGCGGCTCTTTCTGACACTCCTGGCAGTGGCATCGATGTCGATCGCACAAGGCTGCTCAACAACCAGTTCCTCGGCGGTAAAGCCGGTTCTCCGCACTGACCAGGTGAAACCTGATGTTCCGAAGGAAGCGCGCAAGCCTTGTGATCCGCCTGTATCGCTGCCTGATCGTGCGCTGTCGGCCAAGGAGCTGACGCCAATGTGGGCCAAGGATCGATCAGCGTTGTCAGGTTGCGAAGCTCGGCGCGCAGCTGCGGTTGCTGCTGTCGATGCCATTCCAGCATCCGTCCCGATACCAGCGGAGCGGCCGAAGTGATGGAAGCGGGAAACAAGGCGCATGAGTTAGCCGATCTGCGCGCCGAACAAGAGCGAGACGCGGGGATTGCAGCCGCGTCAGCTGCATTGGTCGGCGACGGATCAGACATCTGCGTCCGCTGTGGTGACGAGATTGAGCCGGAGCGACTTGCAGCTCTGCCATCTGCGCGCCGGTGCGTGGACTGCCAGAACAAACTTGAACGCGAGCAGTCCAGGGGGCGTCGTTAATGCTGGAGAATATCTCACTCGCCCAAATCGGGCAGGTCATCAACTTCTTGTTGGCGGCTGCGGCATTCATCGGAGTTGTGGGCGGTTTCATCGGCAAGGGCGCGAAGGAGATATCCGTCAAGGTTTCTGATCACGAGCATCGCCTGTCGAAAGTCGAGAATGATCTGTCGCACATGCCGAACACTGAAACCGTTCATCAGCTTCAGCTCTCGATCACAGAGATCAAGGGCCAGATGGGCATTATGGCGAAGTCGTCGGAGGCAACCGAACGGACGACGCGCCGTGTTGAAGAATTTTTGATGCAGAAAGGACGCTAGGAATGACGGCGGGTTACAAGGATTTTGTAGATCAGAATGTACGCCTCATCATCCTGAAGGCGCTCGCGATGGAGACGAATGCCAGTCTGAACGACAGCCTGCTTGAACGCGAGCTGGAGGTGTTCGGCTACAAACGGACCCGCGAATATCTGCGCAACCAGATGCGCTGGCTAGAAACGGAAGCTGGCGCTGTTCGTATCAGTGCCGCAGGCACAGCCCTTATCGCCACGTTGACCAGGACAGGCCGCGATCATGTTGAGCGCCGCCTCGTGTTGGAAGGTGTGCAGCGTCCAGGCGACGTGGAGTAACAAACAATGTCAACGGACAGGCGCGGCCGTTCCCGGCTCGACAGCATGGAATTGTTGCCTGAAGAAGCCCAGGACGATGTTGTCTGGGCGATCAGTCAGCTCAATGAACGCCGCCGCAGTCAGGCGGATATTCTTTTTGAGCTGAATGATCGTCTGGAGGTCAAAGGCATTGGGCCGATATCGAAGTCGGCTTTCAATCGTAAATCCACTCGCCTTCGTCGTCGAACCGATCAACTGGAAGAGCGCCGTTACATCTATGCTGGCATCGCGGAGAAACTCACGCCTGAAGAAATCGGTCGGTCCGATATAGTTCTCGGTGAGTTCCTCAAAACGCTCATCGATGAGTTGCTCGACGGCGATGGTCTCAATTCCAAAAACGCCATGGAGCTGGCGCGCGCCTATAAGGAAACAGTGGTTGCGCAACGCCATTCTGCTGAACATCGCCGCAAGGCCGAAGAGGAAGCTAGTGCCAAGCTGGCGAAGGCTGTTGGTGATGCGACAGACGCAGTTGAGAAAGCTGGACGCAAGGTCGACGGCGAAGAAATCCTGCGCATGATCCGTGAAGCTTATGGGACATCCTGATGACACAGCCATTGCTTTACGGCTATCAGCGCCGCTGGCTCACGGATAAAAGCCGTTTCAAAATTGGCAAGTTTGCACGCCAAACCGGCAAGACGTTCACGACAACACTTGAATGTGTTGATGACAGTTTTGAGCATGCGATCAAGAGCCAGCGTACACGGTGGGTGATTTTGAGCCGTGGTGAACGCCAAGCCCGTGAAGCCATGTTGGAAGGCATATACCCTCACGCCAAGGCTTACGGTATGGCATTCGACGCCAACGAGTTTGATTGGCAAGGTGACACCGGCAGCTACAAGGCGCTGGAAGTGACATTGCCGCATGGCACTCGTATCACGGCGCTGCCAGCAAACCCCGACACGGCGCGTGGCTTTTCTGCCAACGTATTCTTGGATGAGTTCGCTTTCCACAAAGACAGCAATGCGATCTGGAAAGCACTCTTTCCGGTAATCTCGGCCAACTGGAAACTGCGCGTTACATCAACGCCGAACGGCAAGAGCGGCAAATTCTTCGAGCTGGACACCGCCAACGACGATACCTGGTCGCGGCATGTTGTCGATATCTACCAGGCCGTGAGAGACGGCTTGCCACGCAACATTGAAGAACTGCGCGCGGGCATTGCTGACGAAGACGCCTGGGCGCAGGAATATGAGTTGCAATACCTGGACGAGGCGAGCGCCTGGCTTTCCTATGAACTGATTTCGTCAGTCGAGGATGACAATGCAGGAAGTCCGGAGGGATATCAGGGCAACGCTTGTTATGTCGGGCGCGATATCGGCCGACGCAACGACCTTCATGTGATCTGGGTTTGGGAAGAGATCGGTGACGTCTTGTGGTGCCGCGAGATCATTGAGCAGAAGCGCGCCACCTTTGCCGATATGGATGCCGCCTTTGATGATGTGATGATGCGTTATCGTGTGGCACGGGCCTGCATCGACCAGACCGGCATGGGCGAAAAAGTCGTCGAGGATGCACAGCGCCGTTATGGTCGTCGTGTCGAGGGTGTCCTGTTTAGCACCGGCAGCAAGCTGATCATGGCGAATGGCGGCAAAGAGCGCTTCGAAGACAGGACTGTGCGTATTCCCATGGGCAACGTGCCGCTTCGCTCCGATTTGCACAAACTGCGCAAGGTCACATCTCCGACCGGCGCGCCGCGATTTGTTGCCGAGCGAGACGACGATCACGCCGACCGGACATGGGCTGCTTTCCTTGGCATCCATGCCGCCAGTACGCCGCATATGGAATACGGGTACGAAACACGCCGCAATGTGCCGTCCGATGGTCGCAGCAGATCCGACGATCGCGAGCGTTCGATTAATCCACAATTGAGAGGTTCGCTCTGATGGCACAGTTGGTCGATCAGTATGGCAATCCGCTGAAGCGGCAGGACGTAACCAGACCCTATGCGGGGCCGACGACTGGCGGCGTCCGTCCGGTCATTTCCGGCCATCCGGCCGAGGGGCTTAACCCGCGTCGTCTTTCCGCGATCCATCGCGCAGCTGCTGAAGGTGATCCGCTCTCCTATCTGGAGCTTGCCGAGGACATCGAGGAACGCGACCTTCATTATTTCGGGGTGATGTCCACCCGCAAGCGATCCGTGGCGCAGCTTCCGATTACCGTGAAGCCTGCCAGTGACGCGGCTGATCACAAGGAACACGCCGAGTTCGTCCAGTCGTGGATCAATGACGATGTGCTGCGGGCATGTCTCTTCGATATGCTTGACGCGATCGGCAAAGGATTCTCTGTAATGGAGATCGATTGGCAAACCCGGCTTAGCCGATGGGAGCCGCGCGAGATTACATATCGACCGCAGCGTTGGTTCACCTTTGCCCGTGCCGATGGCGAAACGGTTGTGCTTCGCGACGATCCGGCTGAAGACCCGTTACCGGCGCAAAAGTTTATCATTCATCGTCATCCGTCAAAGTCCGGCCTGACGATCCGTTCCGGCATTGCACGCGTGGCGTCGTGGGCATGGATGTATAAGAGCTTCACGCTCAAGGACTGGGCGATCTTCGTCCAGAACTTTGGCATGCCGCTTCGAATTGGCCGCTATGAAGGTGACGCCAAGGAAGAAGACAAGGACATCCTGTGGCGCGCGGTGACACAGATCGCGGGCGATATGGCAGCGATCATGCCCGACAGCATGAAGATCGAGTTTCAGGAAGTGGCTGCGAAGGGCACTTCAATCGACCTTTACGAACGTCGCGCCGACTGGATGGACAGACAGATATCAAAGGCTGTCCTTGGCCAGACTACAACGACCGATGCGGTTTCCGGGGGTCATGCCGTCGCCCAGGAACATCGGCTCGTCCAGGAGGATATCGAGCGTTCCGACGCGATGATGATCACGGCCACCATCATTCGCCAGCTTATTCCGAATCTCGTCGCGATGAACTTCGGGCCGCAGGATCATTATCCGATCGTGCGGGTTGGTCGCCCTGATGAGGTGATGTTGAAGGAGTTTGCCGAAGCCTTCGACAAGTTCGCGAAACACGGTCTCACGGTTGGCGCATCTTATATCCGCGAACGCCTCGGCGCTCCGGCTCCCGTGGAAGGAGAAGAGGTTATCGGCGGGCGTCAACCTTCCATGATGGATCGCTTGTTTGAATCGGACGGGCGTGCGCCTGAGCTTAACTCGGTTCGCAAGATGCTGAACGCTCGCGAAACGAAATCGCCGACTGAAGATATTATCGGGAAGCTGACTGACCGGCTTCAGGATGATGCGGCCGGGGCGCTTGCGGGCCTTACCGAAGACATCCGAACGGTGCTGATGTCAGCGGAAACGATTGCCGACGCAGCCGACCAGCTTGCCCGGATGAAACTTTCACCGGATGAGCTGTCAAAAGCCATGGCACGCGGAATGGCCTTGGCGCATCTCGCCGGACAGGCCGCTTTGATCGATGACATTGCCGGACGTAAATAAACCGCCACAGACGCGCAGCAGCTTCTTTTGTGAAGCGATCCCGCAAAAAATCGGGAATGCGCGTCTATGGCCTTCAAATGGCCTTCAAATTTGATGGTTCGGGAGCTTCCACGATGACAGATACGATATCGGCCCTCGATCTGCCCTTTGATGAAGCAATCCGCTTCTTATCCGGCAAGGTCAACGTCAAGACGCAAGTCTGGACCGATGTTTATGCTGCAGCTCATTCGCGAGCCTTCATGGTTGCCGGAGCTGCCACGGATGCGCTGCTCGATGACTTCCGTCGCGAGATCCAACGAGCGCTTGAAGAAGGCACCACAATCGAAGAGTTCCGCCAGTCATTCGATGCAATCGTGGAAAAACATGGTTGGGATTATCGCGGCAAACGGAACTGGCGCACCCGCATTATCTTCGACACCAATCTGCGCACGGCCTATGCAGCCGGTCGCTATGCGAAGTTGACCGAACCCGAAACGCTCGAAGCCTTTCCGTATTGGCAATACAACCACTCCGGTTCGCTTCATCCCCGCAAAGAGCATTTGTCCTGGGACGGCATGGTGTGGCGCGCCGACGATCCGTTCTGGATCACGAACTATCCGCCGAACGGCTGGCGCTGCGGTTGTTTTGTGACGCCGGTTTCCGAAGGTGGGTTGCGCCGCCAGGGCAAGGCTGGCCCTGATCCGTCACCCGATCTCGTCTTTCGCGCCGAGGAAGTCGGCGGGCGCACAGTTCGCGTTCCCCAGGGCGTCGATCCGGGCTTTGAATATAATCCCGGTATGAGCTGGCTTGATGGTGCTGCGGAATGACCGGCGTTTCACTTGAAGTCGAGATTTCTGACAAGGCCGTCCAACAGGCTTTCACCCGGTTGATTACCGTGATGGGCGATACAACGCCGATCATGAGCGCCATAGGTTCCGGCCTGGTCGGCTCTACACATCGCCGGTTCGTCTCACAGAAGTCACCGGATGGCGTTGCCTGGATGGCTCTGAACTCCGAATACAAGAAAACCAAGCGCAATAGCCGTATCCTGACGGAAAGCGGCCGTCTGCGCGACAGCATCAATCATCGTGCAGGTCGTGACCAGGTGACGGTTGGAACCAATGCGAAATATGCTGCCGTCCACCAGCTCGGCGCGACCATCAAGCCGAAAAGTGCTTCACATCTTGTTTTTCGTCTGGCATCTGGCATTGTGCTGGCAAAGTCGGTTACGATACCGGCGCGTCCTTATCTCGGTATTTCCGATGATGACCAGGTCATGATTTCCGAGACCGTTTTCAGCGCACTTCAACGCCGTATTTAAAGCCCTTTCATGGGTGCCCGCCATCGCGGGCATGATAAGCTTTTGCTGGACGTGGTTTTCTCACGTTCATGAAAAAGCGTCTGACCTCCCTCATGATGAATCTTCCGACCGTCGATGACGTGTCGGTAACCGCTGTGCCGGAATGGGTGCACCTGATGCCTGCTGGCACCTTCAGCGGCGCAGACGGTCGCGGCCCGTACATTGCCGGTGATCTCCAGCAGATCGTCGAACGGTTCCGCAATTCGGGCCGCAAGCTACCACTCGATATCAATCATTCCACAGACAAGCTCGGCACGCAGGGATTTGAAAGCCCTGCTGTTGGCTGGATCGTGGACATGGAAGCTCGCGAGGACGGCATCTGGGGCAAGGTCGAATGGAATGCTCGCGGCAAGAGCGCCATCGGCGACCGCGAATATGGCTACCTGTCGCCAGCGCTCTTCGTGACCGAAGGCAAGCCGCACCGCGTCATTGAGATCGGCCGGGCTTCGCTCACCAACGATCCAAACCTCAAGCTCAACTCTCTTCATACAGCCAACCTAACCGGAGAACCGGACATGGAAGAAGAACTGCGGAAGGCGCTTGGCCTTCCAGAGACCGCCGACGCGGCTGCGATCCTCGCCGCCGTGGCGCAGACGACCTTGCATTCGGCAACGCTTGCCAAGGTCGTGGAAACCGCAGGTGTCAACATTGATGCCACCGGCGAACAGATCGTCACGTCGCTTCAATCCCGCCAGTCAGGCGACGATGCCGAGAAGGTCGAGCTGCGTTCGACAATCACCGAACTCAATTCGAAGGTCACAACGCTGACCAATGATGCTGCGCGCGGCAAGGCGGAAGCCGTCATCAATCGCGCCGTTGAAGAGGGCAAGGTGGTCCCGACGCTCCGCGAGCATTTCATCAGCCGCCACATGAAGAATGCGCAGGAAGTCGAGGACGAGATCAAGCTTCTCCCTTCGCTGCATTCGGCAACGCTGCGCAACTACAAACCGCAGGAAAGTGGCGATCCGGCACTCTCTCCCGAAGATCAGCAGATTTGCGAGCTGATGGGCATTGATCCCGCCGAGTTCGCAAAGACCAAGAAGTCCCACAAGGAGTTGTTCTGATGGCCGCTACTCGCGATCTCGAAATCCCGAGCCGCGACGGTACCCGGTTCGGCTATCCGGTT